TAATCTTGCGCGCCGGCGAGGGGAAAGCATTTAACGGTTATTTCGCTCATGATATTTTCTCCACCTTGACGAGAACTCTCTCCCTTTGCTCGAAAATCCTCGTCGCCGACACTACTCGGGCCGAGAACGATAGGCCGTATTTTACCAATTTTACCGGCATAATATCGCCTAGCCCGTAGTCAACGCCGTAGGTCATATTCCCATTGATTACGTCGGCCGTAAACTTGCTCTCGAAAAGGGTATCGGCGAGTTTCTCGCGGCCGCGTTGCTTTAAGATTTCCTCGTACTCTGCCGGCGTGTAAGTGTATTCCGTGGGGTCTCCCTCAATAGAATACGTCGAGGCGAGGTCGCGCGCGTCTACGAAGACCTCCCGGCGCGCTTCCCCTTCCGGCTCCGTGGCCCCTATCCAAGCCGAGGTCCATACACGGTCAGCCCCTTCCCCCTCGCCGGCCACAATGGCGACGTTGAAGTAAGGGTCTATATCCCCGGTGAGGACGATATTCTCTATGGTGTCGGAGGCGTCGGACAGTATGCCAGCGGCCCCCGGCTGGCCGGCGCGGCGGTCCACGCCCTTATAAAGCCGGAGGGTAAAATCATCGTCTACCCGCCAGCCCAGCGCGACGGGGTCTAAAATATCCATAAAGGCCGCTAGGACGCTCCCGCCCGTCCTTTGGGTAGAAACGGCCTCCGTAAGGCCGGCGGAGGCTCCTAGCGCGATATTTAGCCCCCTCTCGTTGCGCGTATAGAGCGCCCGGAGGTCGGTTTCCACGTTTACGATGTTCTCGGTCTTAATTACGACCCGCTCCCCCAGCCGCGCCCCGACGCTCTTTCCATAGGCTACGATTTCACTACCCCGGTACTGTACGGCCCGTATATCCGCTATGCTCTCGCCGGCCCGGAGGGTATGCCCTATTTGGAGTAGCGCCTTATTGGAGGCGGTATTCGAGGCGTGGATTTCAAGGAACCCCGGCCCGTTGTAGTCTTCGCGCCATTGTACGGAGTTGTAATTCTGAAATATACCGATTTTGGCGCGGCTTGAATCGAGGACGTAGAATGTCGCCATTTAGACCCCGGAGAATATTCCGGCGGGGTGACGGAATACGACTTCGAGATTATCGCGGCCGGAATCGGCATTGAAGCCGATTTGCGACACGCCTACCGGGAGGACGAAGTCCCAATTTGAATCCTCGTCTATGTTCCCGAATACGTTGTCCTCGGTCGAATCCGTGTTGTAGCGGACTGCCGACTTCTCGCCGTAGTTCGTGTTTATGACTACGCGCTCGCCCTCGTTGAGCGTTCCGATAAAGCGCATTTTATCGACGGGGGAGGTCCCAACGCGATAGACCTCGAAATTCGTAGCCGGCCCGCCGCGCGCGGTTATGTCGAAGACGACCGGGAGCGGGATATTCCCGTTATTCCATACCGTGACGAAGCCCACGGCGAGAAGGACGGAGATATTAAAGGTCTCGTCCTCGTCGAAATTCTCGAATATGCCGGACCCGTCGCCCTCCACGGAGAAAATTTTTTCTATGTCCTCGTAACCCCAAAGCGTGTTATTGACTTGCTCTACGGTCTTCCAGTAAGGGAAGGGGGCCGTAAAGGTGATTTGGTACGTTTGAACTCCGAAGACATTTTGAATCGACGGCGTCCGAACTACCTCGACGTCGAGATATACGGGGACGCGGCCGCTCTGTTCGAGTATGAGTTGCCCCGACGCCTTCGGGAGAATAGCCGCCAGCATTGCCGAGCGGTCGTTGTCGGGGTCCGATATGTCCCCGGTTATGGTGATAGTTCGCGGGGCGACCGATAAGCCTCCCACGCTTACGCCGTCTTGATTCGCGCCCTGTGTCGTGGCGAGCGAGATTACGTTCTCGGATATGCCGCGGAGGTCAGAGATAGGGAAGCGGCCGTCATAAAAACTTATGACGCGGCCCTCGCTCTCAAAGCGTAGGTTAAAGTTCATTCTTCCCCCCATAGGGTCATGGCGTCTTCAAGTTCCCGCCGAATCTCCGACGGAGAAAGCGCTTCCGGGGAGTTGATTATTTGGGTTATATTCGTCGTGCCTCCGGTGCCGGCGGGGGCGAAAGAAGGCGAGAACGAAGAAGGGACGGAACTCGTTGAGTAGGACGACGTAGAGACGCTCCCGCCGGATACGGCCGCGGCGAGTTCCGCATACTTCGCCCGAGCCCACGCTATAAGCGCGTCGAACTGCGCTTTCAGTCCGTCCCAAAGCGATTTTACGATGTTGAGGCCGTAGTTATACATTTGAGCCGGCAAAGAGGCCACGGCATTTATTACGGCGTTGACGAATTTAGCCATTTCGGTTTTAGCGGCGTTCACGAGGTTCGCCGCGCCGGCAACGAAAGCGGACCACGCTTGCCCCATGACCGCGGCTATATCGCTCGGGACCTGTTTTAGGTATTCTCCGACGGAAAGTATAGCGTCTCGGAAAGACTTCGCCCATTCCCGCATTGCGACTATGAGCGAATTTATCCTCTCCGCGAGGTAGTCGAATACCGTCTTAAAGTCGGCCCGGAACCCGCGCAAAGCCTCGGCCGCGTAGCCAGTAGCGGCCGGCAGTTGGCGCGTAAGGGCGTCTATGAGGGCCTTGAAGAAGTCGTCCGCGGCCGTAAACATAGAGGCGAATAGTTCAAGGAACCCCTCAACGAATCCCCCCAGCGTCCCGGAAAGAGCCAGCAGAGCCACGCCCAGCGCCACCACGAGCGCTATTACGAGCGCGATAGGGTTTAGCGACATGGCGACATTGAGCGCCCATTGCGCGGCGGTAGCGAGTATGAGGTTCGCGTTCAGAGCGAGCAACGATACCCCGTAAGCGATAAGCCCCGCGGCAAGAGCGGCCACGGATACCGCGGTTATCTTGAAGACCGTCGCGATTGCCTCCATTCGTTCCTTGTTCCCTACGAAGGCCGCGAGCCAATTCGCGAGAGCGGTCAGAGCCGGGAGGAATTGCGAGCCGATTTCGACTACGAGGCGCCCCACGGTTTGACGAAGGTCGTCCAGCCGGTCCCCGAACTCTACGCCTTGCTTTATAATTTCGTCCTTGATTATGAGATTGAGGTCGTAGAACCTTTTACGAAGTTCCTCGGTAGAGGCGGCGCTTTGCGCGAGCGTAGGCGCGAGGTCGATATAAGCGCGGGACAGAAGTTCGCCTCCGACCGCGGCCTTATCGGTCTCGTTCGTCATGCCTTGAAGGCCGGCCACTACGCCCTCGAATATTTCCTCGCGGCTCTTGGTCTTTATGTCGTCAACGCTTATCCCGAGTTTGGCGAAGGAATCCACGGCCTCGGCGTTGCCCTGTTTGGCTTGGTCCATCTTGTCGGTGAGGGACTTCATCCCCATTTCCAGCGATTCAATGGAGCCGCCGTTCTGCCGGAGGATATAGTCCCACTCTTGAAATTTGGTCGTAGAGAATCCGACGCGGGCGGAGCCCTTGTCGATACGGTCTCCGGCTTGCGAGGCGGCGTCGGCCGTCTTGTAAATGGCCGCGGCCACGCCCAGCGCGGCGGCAGAACCGGCCGCGAGCGCGATAGTCGCTTGCTTTGTGACCTTAGCAAGGGAGTTTACGTCCCGCTCGAATTGCTCTTTATCGAGTTTGACGTCTATGATTATCGACCCGTCGCTCATTGTAAAGCCCTTTGTATCTTGGCGGCGTCTCCGGCCTTCAAGGCGGCGGCGAGAGCGTCCGTCTTCTTACTGCGGAAAACTTCCGGCGGCAAGGCCCACGCCTTTTTGAGTTCCCGGAGTTCTTGCCGGCTCTTGGCGTCCAGCCCGTCCTCCGACTTCGTCCGAATCCTTACCACGTTTCGGAACATGGTGTCCTCATTGAGCCCAGCGAATAGGGCCGAGAACTTCCACCAATGAAGCCCCGCGGCCGTGAGGTCTATCCCGTATTGCTCCCAAAAACTCGAAAATATTATCCCGGCGTCATGCGCGAAGTCGAAGACGGGGCGCTTCTGCCGGACCTGTTCCTCGGGCTTCCCGCACCGTATAAACCAGCCGAGGGCGTTGAACGCGGCGTCCGTGTCGAACGGTATTCGCTCCTTGAAGAACATTTTCAAGGCCGTATATCCCTTATGCCGTTCGAGGATACGGTCGTCTCGCGTCAGTTCAAAGAACCGAAGGACTACCTTAAAATCGCTCCGAATCCCGTAATCCTCGCCGGAGATTTCAAGAGCCTCCGGCAAGGATACGAGTAGGACATTACTTCGGAGGCGCGTATTCGGCGATTGTTGCCGCATACTGTTTCGCTATGTCGTCGGTAAGGAGCGACACGAGGGCGAGAAGATTCGTTACGCCTATCTTCTTCCCGCCCGCTATCTTCGCCACGGCGCCCTCGCCGAGGACTGAATCCACGAAGGAAGTCAGTTCCACGGCGAAGGACCGGATACCGGCCGGAGTTTGCTCGATTTCGCGCGCCTTTGCCTGTATCCTCTCGGCGGCTTCGAGTATCTCGACCTCGTCCAGCAAAACGGGGAAATTCTCCCCGTTTATGCGGACGTCATGGCCGATTTTAAGGGTGATTTCCCCGTTCATCGGTTACGCTCCCACGACCACGGTCGCGACGTTCGAGAGCCCCTTACAGAGGTCCGAGGCGTCTATCTTGGCGACGACGAACTCATGGCCGGCGGTGAGGCCGGCTATGGCCGCTCCGTTCACGACGGCGGTCCAGCCCGAGGAAAGGTCCGCGTCGTAGACCGGGAGGGTCACGGAGGCGGCGGACTTGTAGACGTAGGAGGTCCCGGCCTCGGGGGTCAGCGGGTAAATGCCTACCTTCATTTCAGTCGGGTCCCCGGCCTCTACGGCTATTTCGAGGGTGTCCAGCGCGCCGGCGTAGGCATAGAAGACCTTGCTCGTGGTGTCGAACTCGCCGTCCACGAAGGAGCCGACGTTGTTGAGGTTCCCGGTCACTTTCACGGTCTCGCCACCGGGGCCGGCAAGGCCGGCAACCTCGACGGAGGTCGTGAACTTGCGCGCCTTGAAGCGGGTAGCGGTCGAGCCGGCCTTAAACAGTTCGACGCGGACGTATTCAAGTTGCGCCGCGGAGCCCGTCCTCTGATTCCGGCCTATGTCGTAGAGTTTCTCGATAGCGTCCTCGTCGGAGATAAGGTCCGTATCGAAAGGGAATACAGGCTTATACGACTTTATGGACGAGGTCTCGGCCGCGTCGTTAATGTAGGTCGTAGCCTTGATTTGCGCCGCGGGGTTTTCGTCGAGGGTGTTGAACCCGACGCCCATAAGCGCCCACGACGGCGAGAGAACGCTCCCGACGTTGAGGTAGTCCGCTATTTGATTTCGCATGATTTCAGCCATTTTGATTACGCTCCTTTTTTCCGATACGTCAAAGTATAAACCGCAAAAAAAGTTACTGTCCCGTCTTCTTGGACGCCGGCCATGTCTTGCGGCCGGCTTACCATTTCTATCTTGACGCCCTTCCGGCCTCCGAGAGCCATGTTCGCCGCGTTGAGCGTGTCGAAGTAGTCGGCCACGTCGGAGAGGGGCTTCGTAGCGGCGAGGACCGAATCCATGCCGTCGGTATGCTCCACCACGTTCAAAAGCATGAAGGCAAACTCCCCGACGTAATCTCCCGCGGTCCCGTTTATGTATCGCTTCTGCTTATAGGTCCCGCCGTTCGCTTTTATAACGAGGCCCGTCTCGCCGCGGGCAAACTCCACCTTGACCGGCGTACCGGATAGGGAAGGGATAGCACCTATGATATAGGCGATATGCTCGATAAGTTGGCTCTGTTCTACCGGCGGAATCGTCGCCATTATCTCCCCTTGAACGCTTTCCTCGCGACCTCTATCCAGCGCGAAAGGTTTATCCCCTTCGCTACCTCGTACCATAGCCGCGTCGCTTTCGGGTGCGCTTGCCGGCTACGCTGGAACTCCCCGTAATACTGCCTACGCGCGTAGGGGGCGTTCCACTTCAAGAACGGTTCCGGCGTCGTGTCAGAGGGCTTTACGCTCTGTTCCAGCGCGCCAGTTACGCGCGGGACATACTCGGCCGTGTCCGCCGCGATTTGACCTTTCAGAAGGAGAAGGCCGCGGGCTTCCTTCTCGGAGAACCGCGCCTTTATCTTCGCTTCTTCGATATTGACGCGGACCTTCATATCGTTCCCTATGCCCCGTATATCTCCATTGTCACCGGGGAAGTCCTACCGCAAGGCGGCACGAGCGCGCGGGTGATAGTCCATACGGTGCGCTCGTTCCCTATTGTCTGTTTCGTCTTCGTCGGGGGGAGGTCAGTTACGACGCCCTCCACGAAGAAGGAGTTCGCCGGGAAGTTGAAGGTCGAGAGAGGCGTAGCGTTGAGGTCGATTATAACTTGCGCCTTATCCTTGACCGCTATCCCGCGGCGCTCCATGACGCTCTGATACTCCTTTTCGAGGAAGACCCCCGCGAGAACCTCGCGAGAGTAAGCCGGCCGTCTCTGCGCGTCTACGCCCGTATAGACGTAAAGCGTTATGGTAGACTGCCGAAGCCGCGCGCTTATCATTCGCGGCAACGCTCCCCGGAGTAAGTGAGGCCGACGGCGTCAAGGAACGACCTCGCTCTCGCGAAAGCGTCCTTCTCGGCCTCCTTGAAATTTTGGGCGGCTTGGTACGAGTAGGAACCTATACGCTCGGAGGAATAAGCGCCCTCGTAGGCCGCGCCTAAAAATTCCGCCATGACACAAGTCGCATTTTTCAAGGCGGTCAGTTCGTCGGCCGTAAGCGTGGCCGTACCGTTGAGTTTAACAAAAGGGGACATACTCGACGCCGCCTCGGAGGCGCGCTCCGCCAGCCGGGGAAAATCCCCGGCCGGAATCGCCTTACCTTTATAGGTGTCGGCGTAATAGGCGGCGTCGATATATGCCATGCTGGGGGCCTCTACGGCGTCTTATTAGGACGCCTTATGATGAACGTAGATACCCTTCGCCTTGTTGGCGAACGCCTTCGCCATGCCGTATATCCGGTAGCCGAATATCCACGCGTCGGCGTCTTGATTCTCTTGCGGGTTCACGATTTTCGGGGCCGCGTGTTTCGTGAACTGTAAGAGGGCGGACTTCGAGAAAATCCCGAAGTTTATGTCCTTGCCGCCGCTCGACTTGGCGAAGCCGCCAGCGCCGGAGGCGGTGAGGTCCACGGAGGTATAAAAGCGGGACTGCGGGACCTTCACGACCGGCATACCGTCGAAGGACGGGAAGCGGCGGTCGATACCCTCGGGGGCCTGTATGAGGCGGGTCGCGGCGTTCGAGTTCTTAACCGCCGAGTATATGGTCGGGGTCATGTAGCATACCCGGTCCTCGGTAGGGACCTCGTTGTCGTCCATAACGTTTATGGCGGCGTCGAGGGCGGGGACCACGGTCGAGGAATTGAGGGACGCCTCGACAAGGGTAGCGCCGGAGACTTGGGCGTACTGCGAGAAGCGGAAGGCGTCGATTTCGGGAATCACCTTCGTCCGCATGAACTCGCCGGCCAGTTTGCCGAAGGCCACGCCCGCGGTTTCCTCGTCGTCCATAGTGTCTATGGAGAACTTGCGGCCGCGCTCGTAGTTGAAGGCGAGGGAAGCCCACGCCAGCGTCGCGTCGCCGGCAACGTAGCCGGTCGAGCGAGAGTAGTCGGCCAGCCCTTGAAGGGTCAGCGTCGGGACCTGTATCTCGCCGGCGTTCGCGCCCTCGCGGGTCATGGAGGCGTCGGATTCGAGAAGGGCCGTCAGCGCCCCGAGTTTGTAAACCTCGTCCAGCAGAGGGACGTATTTCTTCGCTAGTGCTATCGAGTTAGACATTTCTTTGCTCCTTATTCTTTCTTTTTAATGTCAAGCCGTGGCGATAAACACAATCACCGTCCACTCTTGTTCCGTTTCGTCTTCCGCGACCACTTTGTAAGTGACCGGGGAAGTGAAATCATTGGCAGTCGTCCCGGATTCCTGTTCCACTTCGCCCACGAAGGCGGTAGCGTTATCCGAGAGGCCGAAGGTCGCCACCAGCGCCGACGGGTCGGTGTCGTCCGGCATATTGACGACTACGGTATGGGCTTCCGCGTCTATCACGCTCTCCCCGACTTGGTCCTCTATCCCGAAGGTAACGAAGTCGTTTATCTAGAGCGCGATTTCGGCCTCGTCGCTCCACTCGCCGACGTTGCCCGAGGCGTCCACGCCTCGGACCCGCGCGAAGACGGTGTTCGTCTGCGCTTGGTAGGTCGCTTTCGAGGAAGGGACGGTCTGTCCGTTCGTGTAGACCCCGGTCTCGGAACCGAAGTTGAACTCGAAGTAAGCCGCGCCGGGGCAATTCGCCGACGCGGTTACTATGTCCGTGGCCTCGTCCGCGGTGAGGGCGAGAACGGCTTTCGCGATTTCGAACGTGGAAGCCGATACTTGAAGGAGCCCACTCTTTGAAACTTTGATTTTTTTAGCCATTTCTCGCCCTTCCTTTATTTGGTAGGCTCGGGCTTCAAGCCCATAGCCTCGCGAATCTTTGAATCGCCCTTGTCCGATATGCCAGATTCATGGCGCATACCGCCGGCCGCTTTCGGTTCGCCGAAGTCTTCGGAGTTGGCCTCGGTGTAATCCTTCGCCCACTTCTCCGCCTTGAACTTCGGGTCTTCCAGCGCCGCGAGTAAATCCGTAAGAGCGGCCTTCTCTACGAGTTTCGACTTCGGCTTCATGCCGGAGAGAATCTCGCGCGCGGCCATATTGCGCTCTGCCGCTTTCTTTTCCGCCGCCCGCTCCGCTTCCGACTTCTCGAACTTGGCCTTCCACTCGTCCGCGGCCTTCTTGGTCCCCTCGACGTCGAGCGATTTGAAGCCTTCTATCGTCTTGCCGGCCTCCGCGAGTTCCTTCGCGAGCCGCTTCGTTTCCGCTTCAAGGGTCTCCGAGCCCTTCTTGTGTTCCTCGACGCTCTTACCGTGTTCGGCCATTATGGCGTCGATTTGCTCCTTAGAGAGACCGAGTTTTTCGAGTTCGGAACGCTTCATCTTGTTTTTCCTTTCGCTGGTTTTACGAGGCGCGACCTCGACGGGATATTAAAAAAGCGCCGAAAGTTTTCCCCGCTATCCGTGGGGAACCTTATCAGCGCTCACGGAATTTATAGCATACGGCAAAAGCATTGTCAAGCCTTCGTTTTATTTTGCGGCGGCGCGGCCTGCGGCGCTCTTGGCTATCCGTTCGCGCTCGTACAGGCGCGCAAGGTCTACGCCGGTCTCCCGCTTGGTTTCCCTTAATAGGCTCCGCTGTGCCTCTTGCCACGCGCGAACCTTGCGCGAGGCTAAGGTCGCGTCTTGACCGCCGGCTTCCAGCGTGGCGGCGCGGCGCTTCCAATCCCGTATATTGCGCTCTATATGGCGCTGGGATTGCTCGGCCTTGTATATTTCCGGGTCGTAGTCGTCTTGCGCCTCGGGCGGCTCGGATATGCCGCGCTTGTAGAGATAGAAATCATGGCGGCAGTTCACGCCCTTCAAGCCGTCCGCGTCGCCGTAGCCGCATACCGTCCGCAATTCTTCCTCGGTGTATATGCCGCCTTGCCATTCGGCATGGTCCGGCCGACTGTCCGCGTGGCTCGTGACGCGGTAGGTGTCGAGGCCCGTCTCCTTGCCTACCGCGAGCGTGATACGGCCCGACATTTGCGAGACGCCCGTCCGAACGGCAGTCCGCACCGCGCCCTCTATCTTCACGGCGCGGCCGCTGGCGTAGTCGAAGGCGGAGACGCCCTCCTTCGCGAACCTATCGACCGCGTGTTTTATCGCGTCTTCCGTGGTGAAGGCCCCGGAGGCTACTTCCATGTAGGCCGCGTCGAGGTACTTGTTGAGTTTCCGGGTAGCGTCGAGCGCGGTCGTCTTGGAAAGGCCGGCGAGCGTCCCGCGGGTAGAGAGCGCGGCGTCCTTCACTATGGAGGCCAGCGCCTTGTCGCGAATGTCCGGAACCAGCGCGGCGTTGACGCCGGCCGAGACTGCGAGCGCCTTCTCGGACTTCAAGGCCGCGGCTCCGGCGTCCCCGAATAGATTCCGAACCGTGGTCGCGTCCTTCCCGGTGAGGCCGGCTATGGCCTTATTGATTTCGGCGCGGCTGGCCCCGAGTTCCCGGAGTTTCTCGCGTTGCCATTTCGCGGTCTCGGTCGCATAGTTGGCCTTCGATATGCGGCGGGCGATATCCTCCTGTATCCGTGTTTGGAGGTCGCCGTAGAGTTCTACGGCCGGCTCGGAGGCATTACGGAGAAATTTTGACGAGAGCATATATATAAACGCGTGTTCTATCCGTATCGTTCAAGGAGAAAAGGTCTTACTGCGGCTTATGTCTTTCTCTTATTCTTTTTCCGTTTCTAGGTGCTTGCCCTATCCTACCGGGGTAGGGTCCTTGACCCTTCCGGGACCCTTCCCCTTTTACCAATGAGACAGGGGGCTGGCAATAACTTTGCTATTACTTGGCTCCGGGATAGGGATTCGAACCCTAACCTCGCGGCTTCAAAGGCCGGCGCGCTACCGTTACGCTACCCCGGAATATTGCGATTTAAGCCCTCCGGCCGGCTCCCGGCCATACTGCCATGTCTCGGCCGGGAAACGAGCCCCAGCGGCCGGCGCGGCCCCGCGGCGCGCGCATTACGGCCTCAAAGCCAGCCATACCCCGGCTATGTACCCGAACAGGCCCAAGAGGACCATAGCGCGGCCCACGCGGACGGCCATTTAAGCCCCCGGCTCCGGCTCCGGGGGTTCGCTGGTATCGGTAGCGGCTATCTCCCCGGTGACGAGGCGGGCCGTCGTCTCGTCCTCCCCGAGGAACTCGACGCGGTACTCCCACGCTTGCCGTATGCCGGCGTTGATTTCGGCTATGAACTGCGCCTTACGCGCGCCGGAATCCTCTATGATAGAATCGTCGAACTTCACGCCTACGACGCCGGCTTCCATGCCGGAGAGGGAGGCGACGGCCTTCGTCATATCGCGGAGCGCTTGCCCGAGTAATAGTTCATGCTTTCGGATGTTTTGGTACAGTTCGGACTTTTCGCTTATGACTTGGGTCGCGGTTTGGAGACCGGAGCCCTCGAAGCGATAGCGGTCATTGCCGAGGCCGCACTTGTCAGAGAACAGGGAGAGCGCGCGGTTAAGGCCGACGACGTGTTCGCTCGCCCTTATGTCCGGCTGGTGAAATTCCATTTTGGCTTGTTCGTTCGGGCTCTCGAAGACATAGAAGACCGTGTCATTCGTGTCGAATATCGGCTTCTTCGTCCCGTTCGCCGTCTGCTGGATAGTCGCGTATTTCATCGGCACGAGGACGCGGCTCCGGCCTATGACGAAGTCGTTAACGAGCGAATCGTAGACCGTATCCACGCCGCGGAGCGGGTCTATCGCATTGGCGAAGACCGAAATCCCCATAGCCGACGTCATTTCGATATTGTTCACGATGTTCGGCTTTATGATTTGGAACAGGCGCACCGGGGCGGGATAGGCCGCGGCCACGCCAGCCGGGAGGGCCGTAGGCTTGCCGGCGTCGTTGAGTAGGTAGTTCTCGACCGCGCCGCGGCGGTGAATCTGAACGTAGAACACCTTCTTCCCGTTGCTCGTCTTCTCGGAGGCGAACGCGGCCTCCGTGATTTCCCCGTTCTCGACCGTGATAGGGAATATCATGTCGGCCTCAACGTAGTCTATCACCACGCGGCCGTCGGAATCCTTCCACTCGACGAAGGCCCCGGTCCCTAGGGCGAAGGTCTTCTCGATTAACTGATTCCCCCGGAAGAAGAATTTATTCGCTTCGAGCGTTTGCGCCAGTAGCGCCGAAAACTTCTCGTTGTCGGACGTTATAGCGACGTGCTCATTGAGTAGGAGATTCGCGAAGTCCTCGGACGCCTTCTTCGCCATGCCGAGCGAGAGCCGGCGGTTCGGCACGCGCTTCTGTCCGTTGAATATTTCGTAGTTATGGAAGTCCGGGACGAGGCCGCGATACCAGCAACGCCACGTCTCTATATGCTCCCGGATTCCCTCGTCCACTACCGCGCCCTTGCTTTTCAAGAACGTCATTATTTTCGTCATGTCCGTCGCTCTCCTTCTGCTATCAGCATTTCGGCTATGTCTTCAAGCGTATACTCGAACGCGTCGAGTATGTCGATATTGCTCGTCTTCCCGTCGTCGAGCCGCTCGTCCTTTACCTTCTTCGCGTTCCATACGGCACCGCGGAGGGCTTCGAGTAGAGTAGGGCAAGCCGGGAGTATCTTAAACTTGCCCCACGCGATAAGGGAATTCGTAAGCCGGATTCGGTCCACTATCGGCCCCTTCTTCGCGTTGCGGAGGTCAAGGACTATGCCGGCATTGACGAGGGCGGCTTCAAGCCCCGCCTTCAACGTTTGCTCCGCGCTATCTACGAACCCCTCATAGACGGTGTATTTTGCCATAACTCGGCGCACGAAAGCAACGAAGCGCGCGTTCAGTTCGTCGGGCGTCTTGATTCCCTTGATTTCTTCCTCGTCCAGCGCGTAGACGCGCCCCTGTTTGCCTATCCCGGTCGCCACGAAGGCGTCGGCCGACTTGTTGCCGCCGAAGTCAACGCCGATTACCGCATGAGAAATATCTCCGGGCGGCGGGGTCTTGATTAGTAGAGCGTCCGGCTTCGAGGCCGCGGTAGGATAGACTACCCCCTCGGCTTGACACCATAGACCTTCGATGAACCGCTTATAGAACACGGTCCCGGCATATTCCTTTTTGAGGTTCGCCTTGTAGTCCTCGGGGAGGAATATATTATCGTCGAGCGTGAATTTCCACGTCGCCGCGTCGAGCGTCTTGTTATCTATGTACCGGACCTTGACGTAGTGTTTCGGATATTCCGGGTTCATGGTAGCATAGAGCCGCGCTCCGGCCAGCGACAAGCGGCCGAGTAGCATAGAGACGAATGATTCGGGGAATAGCGTGAACTCGTCGCAGTACGCGCCGCCGAGCGTCATACCCTGTATCTTTCCCTCCGAGCGTTCGTCGTTCGCGCCTTCTAGCCATATCCGCCGGCCGAATAGGACGCCCTCTTTCAGAGAGAGCGAATACTTGAAGTTCTTTTTCCCGACGAGTTTTTGAAGCGGGGATAGGCAGTTTCGGCGGAGCGAGGTTATCGTCTTCCCGGCCATTAGAAACTCGTAGTCCTCGGGACAGGACGCCACGAATAGCGCCCATTTCCACAACGAGACGTAGGTCTTCCCGGAGCGGATAGAGCCTTCGAGGAAGTTAAGGCGCTTATCCTCGGCCTCGATAAATGCGACTTGCTTATCAGATAGGCGGAACTTTGGCTCCGCGGCCGTGGATTGCTGGGTCATTTTTCTCCGCGGCTCTCTCGCATAAATGACATAAATTCCGAGAGTTGACCCTCGTCGCTATCTGCGGACTTTTCTTCGAGGATTCTTAAATGTTTCGCCAGCGTTACCAGCGCGTCGTGCTTATTCCAAAACTTGACCTTCTTAACCTGTCCGACCAATTGCTCGCCGCGGTCGCCCAGCGCCGCGCGCTCCTCGTCCACTTGGACGCCACCTATCGCCCGCCGGACGTCCTCCGGTATTTCATGAATAGGCTTCAAAGCCCCTTCCTCGGTGAACGCGTCCTTTATGTCGCATAGCGCAATGCGGGCGAGTTCGTCAAGGACGCGGGCCTTGTCGAAGACTATCCTTGCCTCAACCTTCGCTTTGAGTTGCGCTATCCTTGCCTGTACCTTGCCATTTTTCAACAAACGCGAGCCTTGACAATGAGCGGTAGTCTTCGCATATCCGGCCCTTATCGCGGCCTTCGTAGCGTTGAGGTCCTTGATATACTCTTGGGCGAAGCGTTCGCGGCGGTCTTCCATGCGGGGGCCTTACTTGGAGAACGTGAATCCTTTGGCTCTGCCGTTTCGTGCGCCGCCGGCGGTGAGGAACAGGCGGTAGAAGGCGGTCAGTAGGCGAACGGCGACCTTGCGCCACCACGGAACGAACGCCTCCGGGGGCTTATCGTTCCCGCAAGCGGGGCAAACCTTCGGGATAGCGCGGACTACTTTCATCGAGAAATGGCACTTCGGACATTCGGCGATAGGCATATCGCATATTATAACATACATGACAAGCCCCCCGGCTCGTAATGAGGCCGGGAGGCGGTCAATCCTTGCGCTGGTGAGGCTTTTGGGGGCTGGCCTATGCCTTGCGCCGGGAGCGGGGTTTGTGGGCCTTAAAGCGCCCGTTCTTGCTCCTTGCCCTTGCCGCGGCCGCTTTTGACTGCCGGAAACGTGGGGACATTTCATCAACGACTATATATTTCGGAGATAGCCCCCGTAACTTTTGCGCTTTGCTACTCGCCCGCGTGGGCGCGCATATCCTCCGGCGCTCGCTTTTGAGCCACTTCAGGGAATCGCACTCGTAACCGAACTCATGCCCTCCGTTTAGGGCGCTCCACCAGTAGGCCACCTTCACGCGGGGCATTACTTCCCCCCCGCGAGCCACGCCCGCACCGCGACGCGCACGACCATATTACGGGATTCGCCCAGCGCGGCCGCGGTCTTGTCTATCTCCCGGAGCATTGCCACCGGGAAGCGTATGATAACCGCCTCTACGTCCTTCTTCTTGGTCTTCATGGTCTATTCTCCTTTGAATATGCCCGCTTCGCCTTTCGGATTACGATTTCAAGTTCGCCGGCCTCTATCTCGCGGAGCATATCGAGCGCTTCCTTGTCGGAGGCGTCCGGGTCCCCGCTCTCTATGCTGGACCCGCCGGCGCGCATGAGGTAGAGCGCCATAGTCGGGCGGTCTACCTTCGACCGTCCTGTCTCGCACTCGGCCGCGGGCGTGGCCTCCACCAGTTGCCCGGATCCCTTCGCCTCATCCTCCCGGCTTACGAACGTAGCGGAGGACGTGTCGGGGCCGTGGGGATATAACCGGCCAGCGTAGAGCCCGCCGAATCTCTTGACGATTATCCGCACCGCGTCCGCGCTCTTATGGAACGCGGTGACGGCGGCTCCCCGTTTATGGTGTCTCGATATCGGCCCCTTCGGGCCTATGACTTCGTATGTAAGGCGGCTCATAACCGTCCCTCCTTGCGGAGTTTGCGGCGCTCCGCGCGCCTTGCCTTGCGCTCTTTCGCGGCTTGGTAGGCCGCTATCTTGACCGCTTGCTCGAACGCGCCGACTATCGAAAGCGCGTATCGGGTCTTCGTGCCTTTGAGCCGGAAGGTCAGCATTTGCGGCTGGACCTCTACGACTATCGGGCGACCGCGCCACGCCGCGGCGGTGATTCTCGCGACTTTCTTCCCCGGCATTACTAGGGTCGTCATTTCGTGTTCCTCCTTGATTCTTCCCATTCCTCCAAAATTCTGTCTATCTCATGCTCGCAGTCGTCGCAATACCCATGTGATAGGGCGTCCTTATCTCGGTGAGGGTCCTCTACGCGTTTGTATTCGCGCTTACAAGAGAGGCATATCGATACAAGCGCGGCCACTACGCCCCCTTTGCCTTCGCTATGGCGGCGAGGACGTGTTCGCGCAACCGCTCGGCCCGCTTTTGAGTAGGGCAAGGGTCCGCGAGTAAGTCCGCGCACGATTCCAGCGTAGCGGTGAGGTCGTCTATCGTGGGCTTCACGAGCGCTATAACCTTCGCCTCCGCCTCGTCGCGCTGGGCCTTCATGGCCGAGACCGTGTCGAGAGCGGCCATAAGCCGGTCGCGGGTCTTGGTGAGTTCCGCCGTCATGGCGGCGCGGCGGGCCTCCGAATCTTGGAGAGCGACCTCTACGGCATGGGCTCGGTCTCGGCCTTTTTAAGAGCCGAGAGAATGGACTTGTAGTTCGAGCGGCGGACTTTAAGAGCGCCCTCTTGAAAGCCGGGGAGGTCAAGTTCTCCGGCGTTCCCGAGCCGTTCTTCTACTGCCGCGAGAATACATTCGACCATATCAGCGGCGGTGGCGAGGGGGATAGTCTTTTGAGAAAGCGCTTCAATGCTTTCCTCTTTATACTTGTCGTCGAAAGAGTAGACGTCGTTACGAAACGTCGCCTGGATAGTTGCGGCGTTGAATCCCAGCGCCGCGAGTTCTTTTTTCGTCATGTTCTTGATTGCCATATTCCCCCTTGTGGGGGCTACCTCCGTCGGGGCCGATTTGTCGCGTGGCCTCCGTGATATAAATAGTATATCACACAATGCCCTATTTGTCAACCCCCCCCGATAAATAATTTCCCCTATTTCTTGGGGCCGTCCGGATTGCCCTTTATGGGGTCCCCGGCCTCATGTTTGGAGCAACCGGCGTCCACTATACGCGCGGGGACCTCGCGGAAATAGTCGGCCTTCCCGGCGTGAATCCACCAGCCGCCCGTCCGCTAACGATTTCCGCTTCATGGGGCCTCCCCAAACGTGTCGGGCAGATTCTCCAAGACAGCATCGGCCATCTCTGCCTGCGCCCCAGACAGTCCGATTTTCGGGAACTCCCCATATATCTTTTTGTACAGAGCGGCCACGGCTATAACTGACCCGTAGTCTTTCACGTTTATTTTCAGACTTTCGTTAACTTCCTCTTTTGTCCATTTCATTTCCCCTCCTGGTCGGGCTTTAATAGCCTGTCAATTTCACATTGTAGCCTTTGATTCTCCCGGTATAACTTCTGTTGCTCTTTCACCGCTTCCTCCCATAGTTTCTTATGCGCGTTTAGATAAGCGGGGGTAGGCTCCTCCCTCTCCTTCTCAACGATGGCGCAGATTTTGGCGAGGGCTTCGGTATGGTCCAGCCCTTCAACCTCAAAGTCTGTCAGCACGTTGGCTATCGCTTCCTTTGTCTTGGGGTTCATTTGGGCCTCCAGAATTTCCACCACTTGCGGGAGTAGTCGTTGCATACTTCTCCCATTTGCCAGTATGCCGCCCTTAACCCGCAATATACCCAATGGGACAGAACCTCGTGGTCGTAATACCCGTTAAAGAACCTACAATCCTCGCACCTTTTCACTTGTCCTCCTTCACGGCGTATAACTCTATGTCTGGATTCCCAAGCCATAATTGGAGGGCGTGCTTTGAAGCGGGCACCTCCACCGCCTCCTTGGCATTGGCGAACATCTTTTTAAGAGCCGCCCGTGTAGCCCAATGGGCCGCCTTTATGCCTATGTGGTCCGAAACTTCCACAAGTATCTTCATGCTCCCTCCCCGTCCATCATGCGAATCAGAGTGGCTTCAACGGCTTCAAGGCCGCCGTTCCAATAGGCATACGCCATCTCCGTTGACCAGTCCGCCACGAAGTCGGTTATTTCGTCCTCGCCAAAGCCGAACTTCTTGGCTCCCACTTTCACGAAAGCCTCGCAGAACGGCCTAGAGAGCAGGTCGTGGAGTTGGTAGGCGGGATAACTACTGCTTTTATACCACGCACACACTATGCTCCCGAATTTATCTTCATAGCACTTTTTGTCCATCGGCTCCGGCGCACTCTCCCCCATGAACTCTTTCAGCCGCTTGCTGACCTCATACGATGTGTGGGTTCTCATTTGACCTCCTCAAATTCATCCGACAAGCTTCCCCATATACAATACATAGCACCGCACCCGCCAATGGGTCTATGTTTACGACACCTCTCGCACGGACGCCGCTTTGCCAGTTCTGCAATTAGGTCGGTGGTGGGGATTTCTACACCTTGTATAACTCCCCGGCGGCACTTGAAGCGCAACCCACAATCTTCGCCGTTGCAGGCCAGTTTCCCGGCATTTGGGCACCTAACATTCATACCCTCCCTCCTTCGCCGGCGGGGCGGGGCTCCCATAATAGTTGTTGAGATACCACGTCATTCAGACGCTTCTCCGCTATCTTGATATACTCCGGGTTCAACTCAAACCCGACATACTGCCGCCCCTCTATTTTCGCAACCATGGCCGTAGTCCCTGCGCCCATGAACGGGTCTAAGACTACTCCTCCGGCCGGAGCCCCGGCTAGTACGCAGGGCCGTATCAGGTCCGGCGGGAAGGTGGCGAAGTGTGCCTCTTTATAGGGCTTTGTGGTCACAGTCCACACGTCGCGCTTGTTGCGTTTCCCCGTGGGTTCCCACTTATCTTCATTTGTGCCGTAATTTACAGCCGCTTCCCCCCCCGGCGTCTTAAACGCTTGCTTTGATTTAGTGGTTATCGGCGTAACCGAGTCCTCCTTAATAGCCTCATGGTCAAAATAATATTTAGGTGATTTCGATAGGAGGAATATATGCTCATGGGACTTGGTACACCTGTCCGTCACACTTTCGGGCATGGGGTTAGGCTTATGCCATATTATATCCTGCCGGAGATACCAGCCGTCCGCTTGGAGTGCGAAGGCTACTCGCCAAGGGATTCCGATTAGGTCTTTCTCTTTTAATCCAGTTGGTGTTTTTTGTGTGCGGTCGCCCCTCTGTTCTATGCTATTCCGTGTTGAACCTACAACAGCAGAATTGGATACTTTTTTATCCGTGCCGCCTGTGCGGGCATAACTATCACCTAAATTCAGCCACAGCGTCCCATCATCCCGCAACACCCGCTTAACCTCACGGAACACCGAAACCAAAGCGTCAACGAAATCTTGGGGCGTAGGCTCTAATCCTATCTGCCCATCCACTCCGTAGTCCCTCAACCCAAAATACGGGGGCGAAGTCACACAGGTATTCACGCAACCGTCCGGCAGTGTTTTAAGACCGGACAGACAATCGGAATTTATTAGCATATTCATATCGACCCTCCCTTTCTATCTTCAAGGCCGTGCTTCTCGGCGTAGTATTCCCACTTGTCCGACACCCTTGCGTATTTCTCTATCGCTTTTTTGACGACCTTAAATCTCTTGTCCTCGCACTCCAAGGCGAACACATGGAGCAACATCTGGCAGACAAGACGGAAATCCACTTTTACCCCTTTGAGCGTTCCGCACCACATAGGGATGTTGGTGTAATCCATGTTTACCCGTGACAGGTCGGCCCGTGACAGGTTGGCCTCTGACAGGTTAGCCCGTGACAGGTTGGCCCGTGACAGGTCGGCATCTGACAGGTAGGCCCCTGACAGGTCGGCATCTGACAGGTAGGCCCCTGACAGGTCGGCCCCTGACAGGTTGGCCCGTGACAGGTCGGCATCTGACAGGTAGGCCCCTGACAGGTTAGCCCGTGACAGGTTGGCCCGTGACAGGTCGGCATCTGACAGGTAGGCCCCTGACAGGTTAGCCCGTGACAGGTTGGCCTCTGACAGGTTGGCCCCTGACAGGTTAGCCCGTGACAGGTCGGCATCTGACAGGTAGGCCCCTGACAGGTCGGCATCTGACAGGTAGGCCCCTGACAGGTTGGCCTCTGACAGGTTGGCCCCTGACAGGTTAGCCCGTGACAGGTTGGCCTCTGACAGGTTAGCCCGTGACAGGTTGGCCCGTGACAGGTCGGCATCTGACAGGTTGGCCTTGGCCTCTATCGCAAGTTTGACCGCAATTCTCATGCTGTCAGCCTCGCAAGAAAACAAAACCGCACCGCTGAATCTGTTCTTTATCTCGATTTTCATATATTCTCCTTGTTTTTCAGGCAATTGAGGTAGGCGCGGGCCGCTGCCTTGGCTATGTCAAGTTCTCCGCTGAAATCCTTATCATACCGAGAGAACGATAAGCGGAACTGGAACCCGCCGTGGTCGCTCATATATGGGGGCCATATCTGAATAGAACACCCCTTCATACTAGCTAGAACTTCAAGAGGCAACGGCATCTCCTTTATCCACCCTTTAAATGGCTCCTTGTCTATGTCCACCGCCAGCGGCTCCACGGCCTTGTCGGGGGTGGGGTGGTGGTGTTCAGAGCAGTAAGACCACCCAGCGCACCATATATTCCACGCTCTATCTCGCCTTTCGCAATAGCCCACATCCCCAATTATTCCGGGGTCTTTGCCGGGGCGAAGATACCCCGTGGCATTATAGAACGCCTCTGCCTCGTTCTCCCAAGCCTCCAGACTATCCTCCTTTGGCTCGGCGTGGCGGGGCAGGTTGTCTCTTATGTCCTTTAGCACAGAGCGTATTGATAGAACCTCACCGCTATTTACACGGTAAATATACTGCTCAATTAATTCTTCTAGTAGTGTCTTGGTCATTTGGCCTCCGTAAATTTAACTATGCACGCCAGATTTGAAGAACAGGGATTAACCGCCATTATTGCTTTCTTACATTTTATATGCCACATATCTCCTTGACCCTGTGGAACCCAAATAACAGTTCCTCTTGAAACCTCGCTGTCTGTCCAATGAACTTCCACGGAATCACCACATTTTATTTTGTCCATGTTATTTCCCCTCCATCATCTCGCAAAGGGCTTTCTCTACGGCGGGTAGTCCTCCAAAGAAATATTTATATGCCAACTCGTGAGATAGGTCGGCGTTGCTGTCAACGGGGCACCAATGTTTTTTATTTTCCATAGTGTCCAAAAACGCCTCACAGAACGGCTTGCTCAAGAGGTCTTCAAGGCGGTAGGCATATCCATCAAAGGTATATTTATGCCGCTCGGTAGCACTTTCCTCTGGAACATAGCACATCAGGTCTTTACCATAATATCCCCGCTTGTTATCCTCCATTGGCTCCGGCGCACTCTCTCCAAGGAACGCCTTTAACTTCTTGGCGGTTGAGTAACTGATATGCGTGGTCATTTCATCTCCTTTCCCTGCTCCGTGGTGGGGCGGGGCTTGATAATACCCGCCGCTATCAACCTGTTTTCTATGTACCCTTTAACATCGTTTGCACCCAAGTCGTACCCTTCTATAAACTTGCTTTCCTTGTCGTTCTTGGACTTAAAAGCGCAATACGAAATTATTACTTCCATATGTTCGCGTTCTCTTTTGGTCATTTCTTTTCCTCCCCATTAATATCCCGCGCAAGGGGGCGGGGGACAGTTACTTCTATGTGAATCGGGAATACCCCGTACTGCCCTGCCGCGTTTATTCGTGCTGATTTTCGTGTTTTGAATATCGCGTATCGCCAGCCATTTTCTTCGGGTTCCCATCGGGCATTGATTCCGTCCGAATCTGCTACCACCCACGCCTTAACTTTTAATGTCTTTTTCAACGACGGGATAAAGTTGCATTTACAATCGGTGTTGGCAGGGCAACTAAACCGCCTGTTTTGTTTTGGTATTTTACCGGGGCAATATTTAAATCGTAAGCATTTCATTCCATCCTCCCGTCATTCAAAGATTCCAAGTATTGCCGCGCGGCCTGTTCCGCGGCGGCGTAGGTGTTTGCAATAAACGGATTTCTCTCCTCATCCCCTGCCCACAAGACAATTTTCCATCTCCCCGCGATATTACTTATTCTGTTAATCCAGAATCCGTGTCTATCCGCAAGCACCGCCAGCGGTTCAATCTCCCCCTTGCAAGCGTTGACGGGGTGGCGGGAAAGGGCCAAATCTGCTGCTTTCTTTGCGCGACATCCGGGGCAAACAACAAGGTCCTCTATATAATCTCCTGTCATTGGTCCTGTTGCAAAACAATCATGCGGGGCATCATGCGGGTACGCTTTCATGTAGAGTTCCAACGCTTCACTCAACCCCTCAACCTGTGAATCCGTAGAGGGCTTGGGTAGGGGGGCGGTGGGATATTTAGGATGACGATAAAGCATATCCTCTAACGTATTGCGAATATCATCGGCCAATTCGGTAGGACATATCCCCGCTGCGAAGCCATCCAGTTCATCCCACAACCCCGCCATGTCGTTGACAGGTGTCTTTGCCTCTCTCTCTGCGGATAGGAGGGAACGGGCTTTGGCATAGCAAGAATTAAACATAGACATTTCTTCCGACGTCATAGTGAACTTCTCGTTCTCTTTAAACCACTCCACCAGTTTCTCAAGACCTGTCATTTTGTAATCCTCCTGTCATTGCCTTTTATCTCCACCAGCCGGCAAGAGCCGGCGATTCTCGACGAGATACGGTCGTCCGCGAGGCGGGCCGCGAGTTCATCGAGCGAAAGGTTCGACGTTATGATAAGCCCGGAGCGCCTCGCCATTATGCGGCCGTCGATTATCTCGTAGAGGACGGAGAGCGAATAATCCGTCTTCTTGTCTACGCCGAGGTCGTCTATCACGAGCGCGCGAGCGTTGACGTAGCGCATTATCGCGGCTTCTTCGGCGTCCGCGCCTTGCCGGCCGTTGCCACGGACAGAGCGGTAAATCGCTTGCGGCTTGACGATGAAAGCGTCCGGCGATTGCCGCGCTACCGCGGTCGCAAGGTGAGATTTTCCGGTCCCGGCTGCCCCGTAGATATAGAGGTTCACGTCCGGGAAGCCCTCGCAAGCGGCCAGCGCCGCCTTATTGTCGTAGCGCGTGGCCGTAAAGTCCTCGTAGGCCATGAGCCCCCCGAGGCGGGAAATATCCCGCTCTCGCTGGGCGCAATCTGCCGCTATGCGCTCCGCCTTCTCCTGTTCGCAGAATCGGCAAGGCCCGTCCTCCCTTATCGGATTATCGCATACAGGACAGAAAGGGACGTCGCCCATTCGGAGAAGGATATCCTCGGCTATCTTGTCGGCTTTATGGAAGTTACTCGTCACTTACCCCCCTCATTGCTGGCCGATATGCGCTTCACTTGGCCGTATTTCCCGGACATTGGGGCCGCTCCGCCGGCTTGCGGCCGGTCTTTCAGCGGGAAAACGCTTTGCCATGAGTTCATTACGGACTGATTCAAGACCGCCTCCGGGTCCTGTCCCTCCGCCCGGAAGGTGTCGAGCCGCTTGAATATGAGCGTCTTCGCGGCCTCGGTCAGCGGCCGGCGCATTTTGGTCCGCATTTCGCAGAACGCGGCCCACGGCGCGACCGGGAGCCATTCCGGCAGAGCGGCCGCGCTGGACGCCTTGCGGGGCTCTACGGGCCGGGACGGGGCCTTACTGGCCTCATTGTCGGGCTCTGCCGGAGGCTCCGGGACCTCGATATCCTCCGGGACTATAAGCCGCTTCCCGTCTTTCGATAGGCGGAGGCCGGCGCGCTGGATATCAGCAAAAACCCCCTTATGCGCGTTACATTCGGAAGAAAGCGTCCCGTACTGGAACTCGATAAAGCCCGTAAGTAGCCAGCGCTCGCCGGAGAGAGCGACGAGGCGGCGCTTCCCGTCATTGAAAAGGCGAAGGCCGTTCTCGGCGTCTACGGTCTTGCCGATGAAGAAAGCCGCGGCCTCGGTGTCCACCTTCCAAACCCCGGCGGCGTCGGACTTCTCGCATACGAACCGCCAAAATTCTTTATACTCCACCGGGAGACGCCGATACCAAACGTCGCCCCATATCTCGCAGTCAGTAAAACGTTTTTTCATTGAAGAAGGTCCTCCCACATTTTTCCGGGCGAATCACGACATAGTCGCGCCCCGTCTTGGGCCGGAGTTCCGGCCGGCTTTCGTCGAACAATCCGAGGGAGCAACGTCTTTCCCCGTATGCTCCGGGACAGTAATCGCGGCAGAAGACGCCGCATACCCGCGCGCGGCTATCGGACATAGGTCCCCCACGCGACCGCGGCCACCAGCGCCAGCGCGAGCGCCACGTTCAGCGCCACCGAAAGGCGGTAGCGCATAAGCAAAGGGCGCGCCATTACGCCGCCTCCTTCGACCAGCCGCAAGGGCAATAATAGCCCCCGTCCTCGTAATAGACGGTCTTCTCGTCGCACTCCGGGCAAGTCATAACCTCCGCCCTTTCCTCCGCCTCGCGCTCTCGCCGTTCGGCGCGGCGTTCGTCCTGTTCGTGGCGTATTACTACGCTATTTTCTCCGTTGTATTTCATAATCTATCCTCCGGGCGTCCGTATTGCGCGGTAGCCCTTAATAATTTTATCAAAAGAGCGCGTCCTCCGCAATAAGCCCGTAGACCGCGAGTTCGTCGGTCCCGGCCTCATTCATGCGATAGCGCCTTTCAAGCCGGAGGCCGTTGTACCGCGTATCCGCGGCCACGGCGCGGCGGAACATTTTCCCGACGGTAGCGTGGGACGTAGCCAAACGCGCGCGCTCCTTGACCGCGTCCGGCGTGAAGAACGAGCCTTTATATACCGACAAGAACCCCAGCGCGGGGAGTAGGTCTCCCCGCTTCACTTCCTTCCCGCCCATTGTTACAGGCATACGTCGCCCTCCTTCTTCGCCATGTAGGCGTCTATTGTCTTCTTGGCCTCGTCGGCCCCAAACGCCACCGCGACGGCGTATCCGCGCTCGCGGAGGCGCGTTATAAACGCCTCTTGGGCCTCGCTTACTCTCGCGCCGGACCTTGCCTTCATTTCGATAAAGAGCCCATGAAAGCCCTTCCGCGGCTCGAATAGCATGAGGTCCGGGGTCCCGGCCGTGTAGCCCATAGCCCGGAACCGCTCGGCCTCTGTCCGCGAGAGTTTGTTCCCGCTCGGCGCTATGGTGTAGAGCGCCTCCGGGTAGCGAGCCCGGAGGTAAGCCACTACGGCGATATGTTCCCATTCCTCGGACGGGACGCCGGTCTTATTAAAACCCTTCATACGGAAGCGGAATCCGCGCATATCAGCCGACGACCTTTTTAACGCGGCAGAATACGCCGGGAAGTATTTCCTTGCCGGCGGTCTTATGCGCTTTCGCTATGGCGTTAAGGAAGGGGATCGCCGGCTCTACCGCCGAGGCGTCCACCGTCCCGGCCGCTATGCCCGCGCAAAGGGCTTTCACGTCCGAGACCTCGGCGAAGTAGAGGTCCCGGTATTTGACGCCGGAAGTCTGCACTTGCGCGACTATCTTCGGGACTACGGTCATAGGCTTCCCGGTAGCCGCCGCCTTGTCCGCCGCCTTCTCGAACTTCGCGTCCTCTTTGGCCTGTAAGGCGTCCCGGCGCGCCTGTTCGGCCGCTATGAACCGCGCGGAGGCTCCGCGAAGTATGACGAGCGCTTCCTCTATCGGCTTCACGAATAGGCGTTCGAGATTCGACACGTTCGCGGTCGCCTGTTTCTTCGCCAGCCTTGCGGGAGCCATGACTTCGTCTTCTACCTTTTTCAGCATTTCGCGGGCCGCGACTATGCGATTCGCGGCCTTCTGATTGTCCGCCTCGCTCTTGATTATCATTGAGCGCGCTTCCTCTGCCAGCGTGGCGACCGCCTTCTCTACTATGGCCGTGTCGGCCGTGTTTTCCTTCTCTATCATTTTAGTTTCCTCCGTTAGTTTCGGCTTTCGATTTGCGATAGCCGTTATTGATTTTAAGATTATGCGAGGCGAGGAACGTCAAGAACTCGGTAAGGTCCCTCGCTCCCTTATGCTCGACGAGGCAGAAGTTCGCCGGGGAGACATATAGCGCCCAGCGCTTCGAGAACTTCAAGCCGTGGAGTTTCTCAAATTCCTCGGCCAGTAGGTCGTAGTAAGACGCGGTTTGCCATTTGTGCCACTTCTCGACGGAGCCGGTCTTCAAGTCGAGCGGCCCATGCTCTCCGGCTATCGTTACGACTTTATCGCAAGTCCCGGCGAATAAATATTTCCGGGAGTAGCGCATTAACTCGTTGGCGTGGACCTTTATTTTATAGAACGCCAGCGCCTTCTTATACTGTTCAAGATAGCCCGCGACCTCGTCCGTAAGGCTGGCCTCGTTGAGGTCTCCGTCGTCGTAGTAATGCGCGGCCTTGTGGACCTCGGTCCCGCGGCCGGCGGCTTTGTTGCTGGAAAACTGATAGAGGCCGAGTTCGGCCTTCAATATCGTCGTGGACGATTCGAGGAACGTCCCGGCGTCGTCGTGGTATAAGTGTCCTATCGGCTCGAAGTGAGGGATAGCGGGTTTATAGATTCTTTTCGTCATGTTAGAAGGGGCCGACGGCAAGAGCCGCCGACCCCGACCTCCTTTTATTCCGGGTCCTGTTGATTCTCGAACGGCGCTTCGGCGTCTTTGAGCGTTACGCTCTTGACGTTGCGATTCGTATACTTGCCGTCCGTGGTCTCGATATAGACGACCATAGCGGGGACGCGAAGTTTGCCGGCTTCGTTCATCTTCTCTATGATAGCCTCGTCGTCCGACTGAACCCGGACGCCGCCTTCCATGCCCCACGCGACGAACTTCCCGCGCGTGGCGTACTTCTTGTCCACTATGGCGGTTATCGTCTTCTCTACCGGCCCCGTAGCGGCTTCGGTCTCGGCCGTGGTGTCTTGGGCTTGCGGCGTCGCGGCCTCGCTCTTGCGCTGGACGCCGGCGGCGGGCTTCTTCGGCTCCGGCTGGCGCTGGAACTCGGAGACGTAGCCGGGGGGGAGGTCCTCTACGTCTTGGGTGAAGATATCAGAGGCCGCGGTCGCGGAGAGGATTCCGTCAACGTAGGCCCGCTTCTTTCCCATTTTGAGGACGGTGTTGTAGGTGTCGGCTATATCGGGATTCTCCACCTTCGCGTCGTTCTTATACTTGACCCAGCACCAAACCCCGTCCACCTTCTTCATGCCGAAGCCCTGTTTCCTGTATTCGTCCTTCCGCTCTTTCGCGTCCTTCGGGATATCATTCCCGATTATCTCGTAATCGGACGAGTTGCGATAGCGATACTTGCTCTCCATTGTCGAGCATGAGCCGACCCCGGTCGCTATCTCGTTCCCGCGGGCGTCGATGATATGGCATTTAACGCGATACTCCCTATGACCGGCCCCGAGTTCGACTACGGTTATGTCCGCCCCGTCATTCATGATAGGGCGAAGGCGGAACACGAGCGAGAGTTTCTCGGCTCCGGCCTTATATAGGGACGGCTTGTTCCCGGTCCCCGGTATTATTCCGTAATGGACGCCCGTCGGATTGTCCTTCGTCGGCCCCTCCATGACGGACTTCATAACCTCCTGTATGAGGTTTACTTGTTCGCGAATAGCCCCAGCCGACAGGGGGGCAAGATTCCCCTCCCCGCCGGCATACGGCATGATTTCATTTCCCATTTTTCTATCCTCCGTTTATTTACCGACAATAGGCGGCATTGCGCCGCCTACGATTACCGAATAACTTCAAACCCACGCGACGCCCATAGGGCAACGTGAGCGACGAAATAAATTCCCCCCAGCGCAACGAGCAAGCCGAACACAATGTCGGCCGCCCCCCTCGCCTCGGAAAATTTTGAGTTGTCAATTTTCATATCAATTCGAGTATAGACAAAAAATCGCGGACTGTCAAGGGCATTAAAGAATATTTTCTCCGAACAGTCCGTCCCGTATGGGGCGCGCACGTCGGACAGGAGGATTATTAAAAGAAGCGCACCGGGGCGGCAGTCGGACGAAATCGCCGGTTTGCTGGTGAGACCGCGTCCCTCCGCATATGTTCGCGTTGCCGTTCGTGAAGTTGCGGCAAGCGGCCAGCGCTTGCGCGGAGGCGCACCGAGAGCGCGCGCGGCAACGATAGCAATTACGGTCTTGCCAATCCATAGCCGCGGTCCCATTCGTAAACGGAATCCAGCGCCGAGGGGCCGGCATTAGAACGTCACTCCTTCAAACTTCGCCTCTACCAGAGCGCGGAGGGTTAAGCGTGGCTCCGTCCCCATGCGCCACTTGTGGACCGTGGACATAGATAGCAGAAGCCCACGCTTGCGGGCCTCTCCTACGAAAGCCTCGGTCGTGTATTTATTCGAGACCAGCCAGCGCGTGAACCGTATGGAGAGATTAGGCGATTTTGAGTTTTTCTTTTTCATGATATTAAGTTTACTATATATAAAGTCTTAACACAATATCCCCCCCTCCTTCTCTCTCTTATTCTTTTTCTTTTTCTTTTTCCTAATCTAGGGACATGGGGCAACCTTGCCCCTACCTACCCTATACCCTACCGGCAACCTACCCAAAAAGGGAGCCGGCCCTCCCATACGAGCCGGCTCTTAAAAGAGCGAACGGCTATCAGTCCAGCCGTGAGACTTGTGGGGGTTATTTGGAAACTTTCTTCAACTCGTTATCCATTGCCGCCACGGCGTTCTCGATGATATCGGCTATCGCCTTGTCTTTGCCTTTGAGCGCGGGAATCCATGCGACCAGTTTAGAGGCGACCGCCTCGAATCGGGCGCGTCCTTGCCCCTTGTCGGGGATTTCATACTCGGCCCATACGACGAGCGACTTCGCCACGTTGAGGACCAGTTCCTTCCGCTTGGGGTCTTCTATGGCGTCTACGTTCTCCATAGCCTTTCCGAGCGCCTTAGCCGCCTTGTTCCCTAAAACCTTAGGGAGAACCTTCCCCGCCGCTACTAGCGCGCCGGTGAGAACCACGCCGCCGAGTAGACCGCCGAGCCAGCCAGTTATTGCTTCCATGTTTTGCCTCCTATTTTTTACCAAAGCCTCTAAATCTGCGCGCCTTCTCGGATTTCTTCATGAGCGCGTCCCAAAGGTCCCGGAACGGATTTAAGCCGAGCGGGGCCTTGACGGAGACGAATATCCCCTTCTCTTTGCGCTTGTCGAAAAGTTCTTTTAGGTTCATAGGACCCGGAGGCGTATCTCGTCGGAGCCGGTGAGCCGGCGGACGAGTTCCTTCTCGGCCGAGCCGTAGATTATAGCCTTCCCGTTTTCCTCGGCCTTGTGAAAGCCGACCAAAATACAACCTTGTGTATCGGCCGGACGGTTCCCTCCGTGAAAGAGGACGCCGGAGAAATTATCAACGCCGAGTATCAGCGGGAGGACGCGCTTGAATGTCGGGGATTCCCGGAGGACGACTTGATACTCGCCGTAGGGGATAGCCGTCTTCCCGTGTATTTTTACGCCTTCGGCGCGGACGGCCGGTTCGAGCGTGTAGCAGAATTTAAGGCCGTCTATCGTGAGACCGCCGCGGGTCCGGTCGTCGTCGTAGTCTTGCCGGAATACTTCGAGAAGCGTTACAATCTTGTCCGGCATATCAGAATTTTATGAATGGCGTCATGGCGGTGTTGAGGGGGCGAGTTTCTAGCCCGCCATATTGGCCGGAAGGGTTCGCTACCGGCCCGATATAAGAACCGGAGCCTATGGGCTTAACGCCCGCGGCCGTGGAAAGCGTCGATATAGAATGAGTATGAGACTTTACTTCGTCGGCCTGTTTTGCTCCTATCGCGGCCGCATTGCCGCCCACGCCACGGATAAAGGACCCGTCGCAAAGGTTCGGGAGGCGGAAGTTTCCGGCCCCCTCTCCGCCGGTAGCGTAGGCGTCGCCGATGAAGGCGTAAAGATTCGCGTAGGTCGTCTTCGAGACCTCGGTCCCGTCGCATTTAAGCCAGCCGGCCGGCGTGTTCGTCCCAGCGAAAAAGGCCACCATTCCCACGAAGGACGGGGAGTATACCGCGGAGGCGTTGAGCGTCGAGACCGCGGCCGTGGGGATAGTCGCGGTCCCGGTGAACGTGGGGGAAGCCTTCGGCGCTTTGTTGTCCTGTAAAGATTTTCCCATAGCCGCGGAGAGGACCTTCGAGGCGTCGTCCGTGGTGAGATTGTTGACTACGCCCTCTATGTCGTTCCGCATGAGGCCGCATATCGTTTCATCGGAGCGCTTGTCCGTGATATTGGCCGCGAGGATAGAGGTCGTCCCGGCCGGGACCGAGACATGAGCGAGGACCAGTTCGTACGCGCTGGCGTCCCGCGTAGGAGAGGGCGCCACGCCACCGAGAAAGCCCTTTACGGCCTTTATGTACCCGGAGCGCGTAACCTTGTCGAGGCCGACCACTATCGCGTCTACGCGGGCTTCTAGCGCGTCCGCGGCCTCTATGGTGACATTTCCCGCCTCGGTGAGGGGGAAGGATACCCCTCGGAGGGTTCCGGCTTCCAGCCAAGCGAGGCCGGAGAGTACCCGGACGCTCATATCGGGCGAGGCTTGCGCCTCTACTTTAAGATTGTCGCCAGCCGTGAAGACGCCGGCCACGCGGGAGCCGAGCCAGTATTGAAAATCTTCGACCGCGTAATTTTGAGTTCCAGCCAGCGGAAAGCATTTGACAGTTATCATATTTTGACCCCTGTATGTAGTTGATACGCGAGCGAAAGGAGCGCGCCGAGGGAGGTTATAAGCGCGCCGATTGCCGTCCGTATGGCCCAGCGGATACCTTCGCGTATCTCCTTGACTTCCTCTTTCATGACTGTCACTTCTTGACGAAGGAGAGCGGTCGCGGTCCTATGCCCGGAACAGTTGTCTAGGAAGGCGTCGAGTTTCCGGCCGAGGGTATCTAACTTTTCTTGAAGCGCTTCATACTGTTGATGAAGGTTCCGGCGGCTTTGTGTTGATAGCGCCGCCTCGGTTTCAAGTTTAGATATACGTTGCTCCATTTCCCTGTCACCTTCGCCCATGTTGTCGTCTTCCTCGTTTGAATTTATCGTATTATATCTTTTTTCTGCGGAACTGAACCTCAAACCGCCCGTTGGATAGCCAGCCGATTTTGAAGCGCATATCCCCAAAGGGGTAGAACTGGACGTAGAGCCGTGACTTGCCGCCGGGGTAGTGTCGGCGGACTATGAAATTGCGGGGCTTCTCGCCCTTGATTATGTCCTCGCCCGTCATGTCCCCGAGGCAGAGGGTCCATGTCAGATTGATAGCGGAGTTGCGGAACGCCGACCAGTACCACGCCCGGCAGAACTCCTTGAACGCGCTTTCGGGTAGCCACTCCACGAACCGGGAGCGATTGCCGTAGTCGCAATAGTCTATGTCCTTGCCCCATCGGATACGGCCCTCGGCGTTTATGCTGTCGTCCAAGAACATAGCGAGTAGAAACCACCCCGGCCTATGCCCCCACAACACCACGCCCACGGACGAGGCTTGCTCGTGCCGCAGGGCCTCCTTGTCCGTCCGTAGCCAATGCCGGAGGACATAGGCCAGCGGATAGACAAACGGCGATATGAGCCGCTTGGCCGCTTCAAGGAGGGGGTAGAGGCAGAGGGCGGTCATGGCGTTAATTTCACCCGCGCACAAGTGGCCTCTATCCTGTACGTTTCCGTGTTAATAGCCTCCCATACACACCGCATTGTCCCGTCAATCGGATAGTAGTTGCGACACCCTTTTTCGCTAGAACTTGACCCGACACAAGAACACGATATTACCGCCGTCCCATCGGGACAATAAGCCGAACCGCTGGTAGAAGTCCCTGTTGCGCTAACGTACACAAGCCCAATATCCACCCACCCCGCAAATGTCGTCGTGGAGGCCGTCCCGCTGAAATTAGTGTTGCCGACGATGGAGCCAGTTATCGTCACGGAACTCGCAAAAGTATTCGCCCC